AGAGGGGGGACGTTTAGTTTGAGATAGTCAGGGAAGGCAAAAAAAGGCCAAAAAAGCCCGGAAAGCCTTGTCTGTCGGGGTTCGGGCTGTGGATAACCCAGAATTGGCAATCGACGTTTAATTTGACCCAAAAGTTGCCAAAAATCGGGGCGGATTTAGGCAGAAATTCGTCCAACACCCGCCCGAATCCCGTCCATCGATCGGTCAAAGTGCCCCGCTGACGACCCGATACCGTGCCGACGACACGTCCGCGGCGTCCATCGTCCCCACTTCGATACCCGTCCCGCTCTGGTTGCCGTCCGATACCTGGTCGACGCGCAGTCGAATCACCGGAACCTTGCCGCCGATTTTCCCGTCCGGAACCAGAATCACCAGCGGCGTCGCGCCGGTATCCGCCGTGTCGACCAGCACCGCCTTGTAATCCCACAACAACGCAGGCAACCGATTGAGCCAAGATCGCGGCCAGCTTGCCAGCGGCGCTTTGTAGCCGGCTGGCGCAACGGCCTCATCTACCGCCGGCTGTGCGACCACAACCAGGGACTCAGTTGTATACGTCGGAAACTCCTGGGCGATGACGGCAGGCAGTTCCGCCTCCATGAATCCGACGACAACAGGTTCGGCCGGCTGCAGCGGCGTCACCGGTTTGTCGAGCCAGTTGCGCCAGCGCTGCGCCATTGCTTCGCGGTACTCCAGCCCGACCGAATTCATGACGGCATTGTTCTGCATGTCGACCGGCAGGCTCGCCAGTTTCTGACCGAGCGCCATGTCGGGGCCGAGCCACGACTGGCCGACGTTGTGATCCCAGCCAGGATCAATGCCGACCGGTACGCGGTCGGTCACCTCTCCATCCGCGTTCGTCACCAGCCGATAGCGCACGTCCGGCTCATACGACGGCTGTTTTCCCGCCGCCTTCATCTCGGCCTCGGAATACGAGCGAGTCGTACACCGGCAACCCCAACCACACGGCGGATAGTGTGTGCGCCAGAAACCCGACGTGACCGGCAGAAGCGTGCCGTTCCAGGCGCGATGCTGCGGTCGAGTGCGACTATCGAGCACGGCGCGATACTCGAGATACGGGCGCCGATCGGCATTCTCGACGATCTGTTGCCACCGGCCAGCCATGTACGCCGAATGCATGTTCGCGCGGTAAATCAGCTCAGTGCGCCAACCGCGCTTGCCGCGATACGTCCAACCGGAACGCTGGACCGTTTCATCGAAATCCTTGCGAAACTGCGCGAGCGTCGTTCCGGATTCCATCGCACGTACCAGCGACGCGTGGATATCCCTGACCACATCGAGCGGCGTGCCTGCAACAGTGAACTGGGTGGCATGCATCGAGCCGAGCATGTCGTTCCAGCGCTCGGTTTCCACCGGCACCTTGCTGCGAAGGTTGGCGAGCGCGTTTTCGGCCTGTACGCCGAACGGTTGGACAGCCATTTACGCGCCTTCCTGCTGCAGCGTGCCGAGCAGAACCAGCACGATGCCGGACAGCGCAAGTCGGCGTAGATCGTCATCCAGTGCCAGCAGTACTTCGTCCGGAATCGGCATGTCGGTGTCGCTCGCGCGATGCGCGCACGCGCCAAAAGCCATGATTTCGGAAGCCAGCTTTAGCGGCGAGCTGGTCGGCGTGTTCAGTGCTGCCGAAAGCGCCACGATCTTGTCGCGCAGGTCGTGTTGTTCTGCCGTGAGAGTCGACATTGTTGGCTCCTTTGAAGGCCCTATAAAACGTGTTTGAACGGCATTCAATCGGCCGCTTCCGTATCCTGGTCGACGTATCCCTGCGCGAACGACCATTGAAGTGCCTGCCGCATGACTCCGATCAGCTCGGCGTTATCGATCTCGCCGACGAGCTTCGTCAACTCGGTCTGGATATCGGCCAGCGATCGTCCGTCGCGCTCGGCTTGGTCGAGCATCCGCGCAATCGGCTCGATGACAGCCGCTTCCAGCGCCGCATCCGCCGCGTCGGCCGCCGATCGCACGCGCACGTCCTCGGCCTGCGCCGACTCGATCAGCACGGCGTCGTCAGCAGCAGCGAATTCGGCAGCCGGCGCTTGCTTCGGTGCGGGCAGAAGCGCGTCAGCGTCATCAGCGGCCTGCGGGATGTTCAGTTCCTCCAGCATCGCCTTGCGAGACGGCCGCGCACCCATATTCGCCGCGATCTGATACGTTTCCGCGCGATCCTTGCCTGCCGCGTTGATCTGGAAAAACTCCAGCTCGGGCGACGGCACGTCCTCGCCAAAATTGAACGTCGTGATCCACCGGAAAATCTGCGACATCGACGCCGACGCGATGTCTCGGTCGGAATCGTTGATATCGCTCTGGCGCTTCATTGCCGTTTCGGTTGCGGCCCGTGCACCGACGTTCTGCAGCTCGGCGATCATCGCCTGACCGGTGAGGCACTTCGACATCTCGCGGTTCGCCGCGTTGATGAGCGATTCTTGCGGCAACATCGAGCCCGACGTGTTCGCGACCAGCAATTCAACACTGGAGCCCTCCGGCACGACTGCATAGCCGCTGTCGATCATCGCTTCGATCGCTTGCGCCAGTTGATCCTGCTCGGCTTCCGACGCGCCGAGCCCGTACCGCGCGACCGGCCACGGCAAGCCGTGGCGCTCACAGAATTTCACGAAGTACTTCCAGCCGCCCGTCTTGAAGGTCCACGGCCAGAAACACCCCGACAGCAGCGGCGAACCGTACGGATTCGACATCGTGGCTACGTGCCGGGACACAATGAATCGATACGGATCTTCGACTACGGCGCCCACCGGCTCTGCGCGCGTCTTGAGCATCAGCTGTGCGTCGACGTCAAATCCGAACCGTCGATTCGGCCGATCGATCACATTGACCGGGACGACGAAGCCTTCCCAGGCATCCCACACCAGCTCGTGGACGCGGTAGCCGGTGAAAATCGCGCTGAGCATTTGCCACATGATTTCCAGCCAGTCGGTCACGACCGCATTCGGCCTGAAACCTTGCATCCACCGCTCGCACAGGTCGCGCGCCTGCTGCGCTTTCGCGTCATCTTCTGCCCACGTCACGACGCGATAGTCCATACCGCGAAACTCGCCGCGAATCGATCGAATCTCGCCGATGACGTGTGCATCGGCCATGATCGAGGCATAGACCGTGTCGGCGACGCCCATCGCGCGCAGCACCGGGTCTGGGTTCGGCAGCATGTGCAGCCGGCCGAAGAAATAAGGATCGGTGTCGGCTGCTGCGGCCTGCTGACCGAACACGCCGCGCACCGATCGAACCAGTCGTTTGATATCAAGAACCATAAACGGATACCTTTCGCTTGCCTGATTTGATTCGTGGGATGACCGAGCCGAGGCCGGAATAGGCCAGCATGTACAGCATATGCAACGCGTCCGGGCCGTCGTCGTGATCGGCTTCCGGATAGTGGGTCAACTGCTCGACGAGCACTGTCTGGCTCTTGTGCAGGCGAACCGTGCCGTTCGCGCAGTGCGGCTGAAGAGACAGAATCCGCAGGTCTTTGTCGTCGCTGGAGCGGATGCCGCGCGCCGGAACCGGGATCATTCGCTTTTGTGAACGTTCGACCAGCACATCCTTGAAGAACTCCTGGAACTGGATGATCTCGATGCCCCATACCAGGCAACCGTATTGCTCCTGGAACGCGATAATCGTTTCGATCTGGAGGTTGGGCAACATGCGTGCGATCTTCGCTTCCACCACATCGAGCACACCGGTCTTGCGGTTGAGGCCACCGACCAGGCACGCACACGGGTCACGGCCCTTGTTGTGCTTGCCCATCGACGGATCGTGTGCACCGAAGAAAATCCAGGCGTCGGACGGATGCACCCAGTACACCAGCTTCTGGAACGGCGCGTTCTCGCTATTGGTCGGATCGTTCTGATATTCGCAATCGAACGCGTGGTGATCGTTCGCGCGAATCTTCATCAGGCGCAACAGCGGGCGCATGGCCGGCCACGATACGACAGCGCCATCGTCCATTTCAGCCTTGCGCTGCGCATAGAACGCGTCGCATGCTTCCTCGCCTTCATTCAGGAATACTTCTTCCCACTTTTCCCACAGATCCAGCCGCTTCGGCCACTCGATGATGGCGCGGAATTTATGCGACTCCCATAGCGGGCTGCGATGCACGCGGTTGGCCACGCCGTCGTAATGCAGAATCGTGTTGAGGTAGATGATGTCCATCGAGCCGTCCGGCGGACCGAGCGGCATCACGACCTTTTTGACCCAGCGTTCAAGCTTGTCGCGCTGGGTCTTCTGCTGCACGTTCTCGTCGTTCTCGATGTCGTCGAGCAACACCAGGTCAGGCCGAAACGGGCCATGCCGAATACCGCGCATCCGCTTGCCCGAGCCGAACGCCTGCAGCTTGATGTCGGTTGCCGTTAGCGCAACGCCGACGTTCCAAACGCGCCCCTTGCCGACGTGTTCGGGAAAGTCCATCGCGAGCCGCGGATTGTCGGTCAGCTCGACCTTGATCGCCTCCAGCATCATCTGCGCCTGGTCGCTGCTGTCCATCACGATCGGGATGAATTTCTTCGCCTGGCGGATGATGCAAAGCAACGTAAAAACCTGCGTAACCAACGTTGATTTCGCTTCGCCGCGCGGTGCCGAAAGATTGATGAGCTTGCCTTGCTTTGCGGCGATGCGCGGCGGCAGGTTGTCGAAGCACCAGTCGTGAAAAACGGATGATTCGACCGCGTTGCTGTAGTGCGGGAAGTAGGTCTGAAAGAAGAAGCGATAGTCGCCCGAGAACACGCGCATACGCCGCTCCAGGCGCGCGTCTTCGTCCACCGCGAATCCGTCGCACGCGGCATCGATGAGGCGGCGCTGGTCGTCGGTGAATGCCATCAGCTCCTTCAGGAACTGTTCGGCGGCGTTGGATTTCTTTGCCATCGTGGATCAGGAATATTTTTTCGCGACTTCCTGGCCAAACTCTTCCAGGTACGCAATGAAGCGCGCGTGCTCTTTCGGATACTTCGTCTGGACGAACGACGCGAAGTCGCGCAGCACATCCATGCAGATCGACAGCGTAGCGAGCTTCGGATTGGAGCGGCCGGCCGCGTTCACCGTCTTGATGAAGCTGTCGGACAGGCGCGCGAGAATGTCGGCCTTCTGCACCGGCTGCAGCTTCTGGTTGTTCTTCAGCTCTTCGAGCATTGCAAGGAACTGCACCGACATTTCCTCGACGACCTGGCTAGTCATGTTGTCGATGTTGGTGCGGGACATGCGTTGTGCCGACCGCGCGATGTCCCAATCGTCGCCCGCCTCCTTCGAAGCGCGCTTCCAGTTGCGTGCGGTCTGGTACGACACCTTGCACACGTCTGCGGCCGTCGTCAGCGGCATGCCCTGCAGGTATTTCGCACGCAACTGGTTGCGGACCTTTTGGTCGTGGGCCATGCGTCAACCCTTGGTTGCGAAGTAACGCACGACTTCAACCAGCGCCGTCATCGCGCCACCGGCTACACCGCCGAGTCCAGCCGTCTTCGCCATCAGCTTGCCGTGATCGCCCTCCAGCGTCTTCACGCGATCTTCCAGACCGTCGATGCGATCGGACACGGTCTGTTTCAGATCGTCGATACGTTGATTGGTCGCCTGCTGACCGTGCTGCACCATTTCGCGGATACCGCGCAGCTCGCCCTGGATGTTGCCCAGCGCCAGCAGCAGCTTGTCGTTCAAATCATTACCAGTCATCGCGGATACCCTGTTCTCCGTTGCTCAAACCGTCCCTGGCATTCGGTGCAGCGTGTCGCATATGGCACGCATGCGCGTCGAGCGGCGGGGATCGGTTCGCCGCATTCGACACATTCTTCGGCGCCCGCGCCGTGGCACTGCGCGCGGGCAAGTTCGATCGCTACATCACGCTGCATCTGTTCGATTTGCTGTGCCAGCTCGAACTCGCGTTCATTCATCATCGTTATCCATCAACAGAAAAGGCGCGCATCCACTGGGCATCGAGTCGATCGCCGCGAGCACGCCACAAAACCGCGCTGCCAGGCCGTAGTACAGCCGCGCAACGTCACGGTGGTTCGCTTCCAGGTCCGGCATGCGGCCGCTCGCCGGCTGCGGCAGCGTGTCCGGCGCTCGCGTCAGATTGGGCGGTGGCGGCACTCGCAAAGGGTCCGGCGTTGGCGGTACGCCAGCGCTGCAGGCGGACATCAGGCAGCACGCAATCGTCAGCAGGTGCAGGCGGGTCATGACGGGCATCCTCATCGAGCTGGTGGAAGTAGCGGTCTACGCGCTGGACGCTCGCGTCTGCGCGCTGTCCGGCCTGTTGTCCGCGTTTGATATCGCGGTCGATCCGCTTGATGTCGCCTTGGTATGCGCGCTGCGCCGCTGTCGCGTTGTCACGCGTCGCGGCGCTCTTACCGTTGGCGCGGCCGATGAAGTACGCGGCGCCGTGCGTCGCGATCAGCACGACCACGACTGCGGCGCCGATCGCGCGCAGGTAGCGCGCATCAAGTTCCGGAAGATCGATCATGGCGTGCAGCTCCCGATTCCCCAGCCGGCGCGAACGTACAGCGGTTCGTGTTGCTTCAGGATGCGGCGCGGATAGTCAGCGTTCTCGCGCTGGTTGCCGGGCGCGATGCCCGGATTGATGTCGCACGTCTTGCCCAGGCAATACTGCGGTGACGTGGACAGCTTCTGGCGCTTGTAGACCCATCCCAAGCCGCCGTTGTAGCCGCTCAACGCGAACGCCATGCGCTCGCATGGGTTGGCGGCCTTCACGCGGTCGTACAGGTGCTTGTCGTACGTGACCAATGCACGCATTGCCCAGGTCGGGTTGTACGGATCGTTGTCGCGCAGGCCGGGATATGCACCGCTAATCCAGCCTGCTGTCGACGGCATGAACTGCGCCAAGCCTTCCGCACCTACCGGGCTCTTTGCGTTGGCCCGCCAGCGGCTTTCCTGATGGATCTGTCCGGCGAACGTTGCGACCGGCGCTTCGAGCCCCCAGACGAGCTGCGCCTGGCGCCGTAGATCGAGCCGATAACGGGCAGCGTCGGCGGGCACCTGCGCGTGGGCCGACGAGGAAAGCACCAGCGCGACGATCACCAGGACGGCGATCGCGGCCACAGAAAGGGCCAGCGCGCGAAGCGTTCGGATAATGTCGTCGCGCAGCGCGCGCAGGATCGCATCGAGAATCATGCTGCGAGGCCCACGCAAATCAGGCTGGCAGCGACGATGATCGCGCGGCGCAAACTCGCTGCCTTGAACAATTCCGCGTGCATGCGAGGATCGAGCGCGATTTCGCATTCGAATTCGCTCAGTTCGGCGCCAGCCATGTCGACTTCAACTTGATCCAGAGTCGGCACAAATTCGTGCGGCCGCGCGTACGGAAAAATGAGGCGATCGAGCCAGTAGCCGCCCCAGCCGCCAAGCGACATGAGGTGTGCTTTGTAGAACGTGACGGACAGCAGCGGATCGGACTGCCGGGTGGTATAGGCGAGGATCGCCAGCACGATGCTGGCGACGAGCCAAACAGTAAGACGCGGGGATTTAAGACGGGAAACCTTCACGAGGAGCACTCCAATAACTGGGTGCATTCGCGACGGCGGCACCCGTAACCTGATGAGGTTTCAGGTTACGGATTAGGGATCAAGCAGGCTTTATGAAATGTTTCACCAACGGGAGCCGAAAACTAGAACCAGCTTTTTACTTCACGATTTCGAGACGCTGTCATCATCACATCGCCAAAGCATCTTGTCTTGCTCAGCGGGCTTCAGTAGCGCTTCCGGCTCACAGTTCCGGCGCGGGGCGGAAGCGCTCTTCGAGGTCTGGATGAACACCTGCGGTTTGGGCGGATTCTGTAACTGTCGATCGCAATCGCTGATGTTGTTCTGGTAGGCCTGTATGCTCTTTTCGGCCCATTGCTTCCGATCTGTTTCCGATATGGAGCGAATCGTTTCTTCAATAGCTTGACCTGCTGAGAGACCGAGCATGGTGCACCATCCAAGCGGTTCGGACATCGGTTTCCCGAACAAATCCGATGCTTGTCCGGCCAGTTTGATATTTTCCATTCCAGATTTCAGCGCATAGGCATCGGGTGGGGTAAACGCGTTCGGGTCGGAAAGGAACCTCGACATCAATTCGGTGGTGTGATTCATCGATCTCACGATGGCGTCGCGAAATTTCTGCGCGTTGTCTCGTTGTTCGCGATACTGACGGATCTCTTCAGCGTTGTTTCCTACGACCGTTTGAGAATCGCCACAAGCGCTCAACGCCAACAGCGCGAGGCAGCTCGATATCGTCCGGGCAAGTTTAAGCATTTCGCGCTTCCCAATACGATTGCCATTTTGTCATCGCGAATGCGAGCGTAGCGCGTAACTCCCAAGCTGTCATATTTCGCAGCATCTCACGATTGAAATTGGTGCGACTGAATTCCAATGTCGCTACTTTGACGTGAGGAACGATAGCCCAGATTCGCATCACCTGAGCAATCATTGCGTCGTTCGACAATTCCCGACCAAATGCGCAGTTACGCCATCCATTGAGATACACGTTCGCGCGCGGGAACATGTCGGCGATCATTTCGTCGACACTCTTCACGCCCAGATGTGTGTTGAGGGACGCCCGTACCAACTTCGTCGTCACAAGCCCGGCTTCGGCCGCGACTACTTCTTCCGCCCACGCTGATAGCTGCGCGCGTTCTTCGCGCGACAGCCGTTCAACGGCCTCTGCCGGTGGCGCGTCTGACTGCAGCACCTGCGTAATCGACAAATCACCGGCAACTTGAATGATGCCGAACCCCGATGCGCTCATTGTGCCGAGCGTTTTCCCCGATTTTGTTGCCATGCTTTACATATTCCCTCGATGCCGTCGGCAATTGTCTTGAGCATCAATTGGACTTCATTTTTTGCCCGTGCGAATACGCACTCGACTGCCGACCTGCGTGATCCCACTTCCACTCGCGACCATGTTTCCGTCGCCTTGAACACGGTGCCCCCCACCGGATGGAGTCGGATCGTCCACCGATCCTGCCTGGGTCTCCGGGAGAAATGCCACGACCATAGCCGCCAACTGTGCGGGCGTAACCGCCATGTTGGCAGCCGAAACCATCGTGAAAGCCTTCTCCACCGCCGACTTTACCGTATCGACGGCAAACCCGGAATGTGCTGCACGTTGCCCAGTGACCACGTATTGGATGTCGACACCATGCTGCGCGATGGCCGCCAAATATATGGAATCTGGTGAACGTTTGTTTGTCTCGTAGTTACCTTGTGTTGTCTTTGTTACGCCCGCAACGTCCGCAAATGCACTCTGGCTAAGGTTGAGACGGGTTCTTTCCTCGCGCAGACGCGCACCTACGTTGTTTTCCATGGTCGGCCTCTTGCATGGCCAACGTTTGTTTGCTATTGTGCTTCAAACGTTGTCCATATGGTTGTCAATTGCGGAGCAAATATGACAGGTGAAGCCGTCAAGCGCAAGCTGCGCGAACAGGGAAAGACCATCAAAGAGTGGGCGCAAGAGCACGGTTACGACTACGTGCTGGTCTCGCGCGTCATCCGTGGCGTCCAGAAAGCCAACTACGGCAAGGGGCATGATGTAGCGGTTGCCCTGGGCATGAAGAAGCCTGGGGAGGTGGATGCATGAGCACGTCCGCCAAAAAGTCCCGGCCGACCTCCGAGGTGGTTGCTGCCGCGCATGCAACAGCGAATGCCGTCGTTCCTGCGAATGGCAAATCACCGGTGTCCGGTAATTTCGCGTTCACCGCACAAGAGGCAGACCTTGCCCAGGCACTGGGGATCGACCTTGACGCGCCGATCGTCGACCGCCTGGAACGCGCAGTCGACCGCGTCAACCGTGCTACCAGGTTCGTTATTGAGGCTGGAACCCTCCTGCTGAGTGTTCGGGCCGACTGCGCGCACGGGGAATTCCTTCCGGCGCTGGAAGAACGCGGGATTCCGCAGCAACGTGCGTGCGAGCTGATGTCGTATGCCAAGTTCGCGGCGAGCTTGTCTGGCAGTGACCGCGATCGTGTCTTGGCACTGCCCAAGATGAAGGTGCTTGAACTGGCGAAGGCCGACCCCGAAGTCCTGCAAGACCTGTTCGAAGACGACGCGAAGTTCGGCGAGCTGACCGCGCTGTCCGTGCGTGATCTGCGCGTCGCACTGCGCGATGCGAACGCGAAGCGGACTGACCTTTCCACCCGTAACGAGAAGCTTGAGCGCGAGCGCGACCGCCTGCAGGAAGAGCTGCGCGTGCTGCGCGAAGGCCGCGTCAAGACCGGCGGTGACGTTCCGGTCGTCGTCCAGGACATTCGCCTGGAGTGCGCGGCCCTGCACAAGAAAGCGCTGATGGCGGTCGAGGACATCGGCCGGCTCGGCCGCGAGTTTCTGACGAATGGGCTGCCCGACGATTCCGAGTGGAATACCCCCGTCATCCGGCACCTGTACGGCTCGCTCACGGCGCTGCACGCGGTCATCGGCGGCCAGATCGCCGACATGCACCGCAGCTTCGGCGCATTGCTGAACGGTGAACAGTCCGTTCTCGATACGTTCTCGCCGGATGAGGCCACGCGCTGCGCGCTCGAATACCGCGCGCTGATCCAGGAGCACGACCACGAGGCCAAGGCGCGCGAGTGGGAACGCGAAATGGAGCGCCCTCGACGCGGCCGTCCGCGCACCGCCCCGACGAAGTAATCCATCCATCCGACCGACTACCGCCCGACCAGGTGCGATATGCGATCCGTACTCTTGAAATCCGACATCATGACCAGCCAAGTTCCGGCTGCGCTCAACAGCGATCCGTGGCTGATCGCCACCGAAGCGCAGCGGCAGACGGCTGAGCTGCGCTTCCAGCTGATCGGCCCCGGCGTGCAGCTGATCCAGGCCGGCGCCAGCGTCAACAACGTTGCGGCGCTGCTGGCCGAGCGCTTGCGCGACACCGATTCGGCCGTGCAAAAGCAACTGCTGGCCCGCCTGGGCGAGGTGCCGTCCGTGTCCACGCTCAAGCGCTGGCTGTCCGGCTACCGCCGCGAAGGCAAGGTCGGCCTGCTGTCGGCCCATACCGGCCGCGTGCGCAAGGATTACGGCTGGGAGCTGCGCGCAACCGCGCTGTACAACCTTCCCAGCAAGCCGACCTACGCAGCGGTCGCGCTGAAGCTGCGCAAAGAGGGATTCGACACCGCGACCGACTCGCGCGTGACGCGTTACTTGAAGTCGCTGCCGGCGACGCTCGGCGAGAACAGCCCGGCCCGCGTCGGCAAACACCTGCACAAGCTGCGGCACCAGAAGTACCAGCCGCGCACGCTCGAACAGATCAAGGTGGGCGACATCTACGCAGGCGACGGCCACACCAGCGATTGCTACGTGGCGCATCCGAACACGGGCGGTCTGTTCCGGCCGGAGCTGACGGCGTTCATCGACATCCGTTCGCGGTACGTGCCGGGCTGGTATCTGTCCGAGTCCGAATCGGCGCTGTCGACCGTGTTCGCGCTGTCGCACGCGATGCAGACCTATGACCACCTGCCGCTGTTTCTCTACCTGGACCGTGGCGCAGGCTATCGCGCCAAGATGCTGAACGACCAGGCGACGGGTTTCTACGCACGTTTCGAAATGGACGTGATCGGCGCGCTGCCGGGCAATCCACACGGCAAGGGCTGGATCGAACGCTGGTTTCGCACCGTGCGTGACCATCACGACAAGTTTTTCGCGGGCGGGCAGTTCTACTGCGGCAACGACATGGCTGCCGAGGTGAATCGCCGTCTGTCCGTCGAGGTGCGTTCGGGCAAGCGTCGCCTGCCGTCACTGGCCGAGTACATGGCGAGCCTGGCGAACTTCATCCACGAATACAACCACACGCCGATGGACGTGCTGGACGGTCGCACGCCGGCCCAGGTGTGGGCGTCGCTCGAACGCAATCCGGTCGTGCTGTCCGCCGAAGCGATCGTCCGGCCGCGCGAGAAGCGCACCGTGCGCCGCCAGATGGTCGAGCTGCACAAGCGCCAGTACTACGCGGCCGAGCTGGCGCTGTACGACGGCAAGTCGCTGACGATCGAATACGACCTGCACGACGACCGCACGGTGTGGCTGTACGACGCGAAAGACCGGTTCGTGTGCCAGGCCGCGATCGTCCGCACTATCGGCGTCGTACCGCAGTCGCGCCTGGAAGAGCAGCGCGAAAAACGCCTGCAAGGCCAGGTCAAGCGGCTGGAACGCAAGGCCGACGAAGCCCGTGCTCGTGCCCAGGACAGCATCACCGTCGACGAACAGCTTGCCCACCTGCCGGACCTCAACGTCCAACCCGTCATCGATCTGGATCGCCCTGGCAAGGGCATCGTGATCGACCTGCTCGACAACGAATAAGGAGTGACCATGACTTCGAAGAACCAAAACGACAACGCCGTGGCCGTTCCGGTCGAGTGGCCCGAGCACTACAGCGAAGCGAACCGGGCCGAAGCAGCCGCCATCGTGGCGCAGCTCGCCGAGATCGGAAAGACGCGCTCGTGGCTCTCGCGCCTGTCGCGCGTCAACGTCGGCACCATGTCCACGGTGCTGAACGGCAAGTACACGACCGAGCCGACGAAGTGGCTGCGCATGATGTCCGATGCGCTGTCGACGTACACCGGTCGCGCGACGATCAACACGATGCCGCACGTCCAGACGAGCGTGTCGCAGCTCGCAAATGTCGTGTGCGACCGCGCCCGGAAGTACCGCAATTTCGGCGTGTTGACGGGCTTCGTTGGTGTTGGCAAGACGGACGCCGTGCGCCAATACAAGGAACAGAACAGCCACACCATCATCATCGAAGCCAACCCGAACATGTCGCCAGCCGTGATGCTCGATGAGCTGCTGACGGCATCGTCGGCCCCGATGGCGCGCACGCTCGATGCCAAGTTTGCGTCGATCACCGAGGCACTGACGGGCACGACGTATCTCATCATCGTCGACGAAGCCGAAACGATGATGCCGAGCTGCCTGCACTACCTGCGCCGCATTCGCGACAAGGCCGGGATCGGCATCGTCCTGGTCGGCACCGATCGGCTGCTGCAGCTCATCAAGCCCAGCTACGGCCAGTTCGATCAAATCCGCTCGCGCGTCGGTTTCTGGCCGCAGGTCGTTCGCGGTGTCTCGCGCGAGGATGCAGACGCGCTGGCGCAGGCTGCGCTGGATGACCAGGGCGAGCTGTCCGGCGAAGTGCTGGACGCACTCTGGCACTACTGCCGCGGCTCGGCCCGGATGCTCATCGAGAACTTTATTCCGGCGCTGCGCGACTACGGCCTGAAGAAGAACCACGATCTGTCGGCCGATCTGGTGCACGCGGTCGCACGCGACGCGCTGCTGCTCGGCGACCAGCGCAACGCGTGAGGCCATCATGACGAATCAAACCGATTCCCACATCACGATCCGCCATACGGCCGGTCGTACCACCGTGCGTGCCACGGGACGCTATGCGCGACCGTTCCTCGACGCGCTCGCGAACGGTGCGCCTTCCGGCGAGGCCGCCGCATTCTCGGCGTGGCTGACGTTCCAGCCGCGTACAGCCAGCGAGGTGACGGCATGAAGCGCCTGCCCAATCTGACTGCCGGGCCGGTGCTGGCCGAGCTGCTGTCGGGCCTGCGTCGCGTGCGTGCCGAGCTGCGTCGCCTGGTCGTACGTGTTCGCGCGCAGTGCCAGCTGCGCCGCATTGATCGCGACGAGCGGCGTGCGGCGCGTGACCTCGACTGGATGCGCCGCGAGCTGGACCGCACGCAGACGAACTTCACGTTGCTCCAGGGCGCGTATGCGAATCAGCGGCGCGCGCTCTACCGTCGCTTACAGGACACCGCCGTCGAGCGCACGGGAGGCAGCAATGCCGCTTCCTGAAGTCGTTTGCCCGAACTGCCGCGCCCGCATGAAGCCTGGACGTGATCCTGGCCGACGACAGCATGCGCGACATCGTAATGGCGCTCGCCGACATTCATCCGGCCGGCGAAACGCTGGTCAAGCCGCTGCTGCGCTATCTCGGCCTGTTCGGGCCGCGCAAGTCGCAGATGGCATGGGGCCGCATGGCTGCGCTGATGCGCGAGCTGGTGCCCGAAATGCGCGCGGCACAGGTGAGCTGGAACGGGACCACGTACGCGGCACCGATCGACACCTGGGCGGCGGCGCTGGCATACGCCGTCGACCAGGCGCACGCCGGGAAGCTCGATTTGCCCCTGAAGTCGCACGGCTGGCTTCGATCGGTGATGGCCAGCCGAAGCGCCCGCGCGGCTGGACGAGTCGAGGATGCCCGAGAAGCGCAGCTGCGCGGCGTGTCCGGCACTGGAACGGTCGAAGAGCGGCGAACGCCAGTGCCGCCCGAGCCCGGCCCGATACACGTCGACGCCACGCTGCCGAAAGCTGAAATGCCCGCACACATCCGCCAACAACTGAAGCTGAAACCAAGGAACCCATCATGACCGAGCAGACGATTGAAACCATTCCCGCCGGCTACCGCAAGAACGCGCGGGGCCATCTGGTGCCGGAAGCCACGATCCGCGACATCGACCTGGAACGCGATGGCCTGGTGCGCGAGCTGATCGTCGCTGTGAAGGCGCAGCAGGCTGCGCTGCGCAAGCTGAAGGAGCGCGCATTCGGCGACGCCAACGCGTTCATTTCGCTGTCGGCCGACAAGTACGACGTGAAGATCGGCGGGGCCAAGGGCAACGTGACGTTGCATTCGTTTGACGGTGCGCTGAAGGTCGTCATCCAGCGCGCGGAAAACATGTCGTTCGACGAGCGCCTGCAGGCGGCGAAGACCCTCATCGACGAGTGCATCAACGAATGGGCGCGCGGCAGCGATCCGAAGATCCAGGTGCTGGTTCAGCAGGCGTTCGAGACGGACAAGGAAGGCAAGATCAACGTCGGCCGCGTACTTGCGCTGCGCCGCTTGGAGATCACGGACGACAAGTGGCAACGCGCCATGCAGGCGATCGGCGAGTCGGTGCAGGTCGTCGGCACGAAGACGTATATGCGCTTCTACGAGCGCGTCGAGGGCAGCGAACAATACACGCCGATCAGCCTCGACTTCGCGTCGCTGTGAGGGGCTGGCCATGCACCTGCTCAATTTCCAGCTGCAGTTCGAGCCGCTGATAACCGGCGGCTACAAGCCACACACCATCCGTGCGAAACGTGCGGATGGCCGCGACCCGGAGCCCGGCGACGTGCTGCGCATGTACGTCGAGCAGCGCTCGCCGCGCGCTCGGATCATCGCGCAGGAAGTCTGCGAATACGTGTCGGACATCCAGATTCTCCCGCCGCTCGGCGACCGCGTGCCGCAGGTATTCGTCGGCGCACGGTTGCTGGACGAGCTTGACGCGGAAGCGCTGGCCCGCGCCGATGGCTTCGATGGCTGGCGCGACATGGTGGCGTACTTCGCCGACCGGTACGGCCTGCCGTTCACCGGAAACCTGATCGGCTGGAACCGCACGCCGTCGTACGTCTGATTGCAGTAACGCCCGCCGCGAGCGCTTCGCGGCTACCTACCTCAACCAGGAGAAACACCCTCATGAACAAGTCGCAACTCATCGACGCCGTGGCGAAGAACGCCGAGCTGACGAAGGCCCAGGCGGCTCAATCCGTCGAAGCCGTGCTGAACGCGATCCAGCTCGGCCTGCAGGAAGACGGCGACGTGGCGCTGTCGGGCTTCGGCACCTTTGCCGTGGCAGCGCGCAAAGCACGCACCGGCCGCAATCCGGCGACGGGCGAATCGATCCAGATCGCCGCCAGCAAGGCCGTGAAATTCAAGCCCGGCAAGGCACTGAAAGACGCCGTGAACTGATGCGAAACGCCCGCGCGAGCGGGTGTCTATCCGGCGTGGTGGCCGGGTACTGACGATGCAGCCGAGGAACCCCAAAATGACGAAAAATGAACAGAGCGTGACGGGCACGCACTCACCGCAGCAGGTCGCCGCTGACCTGTTTCGCATTGGCGAGAACCCGAATTTGCCAGCGTGGCAATACCCGGTGCTGCAGCGGGCAATCGGACTGCTGGCGTCTCCTGTCGAGCAGTCCGCAGCAGCGCAAGTCGAAGAAATGATTCGCTTCTGCCCCGAGTGCGGTCGGCTCGCGGATATTCCGGTCGGTTACGAAGCGTGCTGCCCGGACTGGTCGGAAGCGCGGATGGTCCCGAAGCGCTTCGCGGAACTATGCGCGGAGACGTTCAGGCTTTGCGTCAGCCGGCCGGGTCTGAATTCGGCATCCTCGCCTGCGGACAAGCGGGCTGCGTTCAGCTCCGACGATCTAGATTTCGCACCGGACGCGCAGCATACGGTCGCGGATATGGCGAACATCGGCTATGCGTTGCTTGAACAGATTGTGCGAATGGTGCCCGGCTATAGCTGGAACGACTCGCCGGTCGAGATCGTCAGCGACCTCATCAACGAGCGCGACGAAGCCCGAGCTTCCACTACCAACGAGCCGGAGGCCGAGGGGTTCACCTACGCGACCAAGCAGGCGACAGCGTGTGCATCGTGCGGCGAGCATAAGCACACGCCTCTTCGCGTTGATCGGATGGGCGGCTACGTTTGCCTGACGTGTATCGATCACGAGCTGGACCGTTCCGTGGCGTTGGCCGACGACCAGCGTGCTGCCGTCGAATTCGCGCTCGGCGCGTGCGCGGGGCACGTTTCCGGCGAGCGTCATGTGCCAGCGCTCGAATCGTTGCTGTCTGCCACGCAGGAGGCACGATGACGCTTGTTCGTTACGTCGTGATAGCGCTGTCTGCCGTTGGCGCAGCGGTCGTCGCGGCGATGCTGCTCGACGGCTTGGGTATCGGCCACGTTCGCATCTACTTCGGTGCCGATCCGCTCGTGTGCACCGTGCCCACCGAAACCTCGCGGGGAGTGACACTGTGATGGACGTGAAGATCTTCTATGAGGTCGTCGATGGCGAAGAAGTGGAAACGGTGCGCGGCGATAGCATTCGACTGCCGTACACCGACGCTTCGTTCGGCATGCACGCGGACTGCGACACCTGGGGGCGAGTCGTCGGCTGGACCGTCACGCACCTGCTGTCCGGAGCACCGGTCGGGACGGGCCGCACGCGGGACGCGGCATTCGCAGCCGCCATCGCGTACGTCGAGCAAAACAAGCCGCACCTCGCGTCGATGTTTGCGAACGCCGCTCAGGCCCGTGTGTTACTCGAGCACCTGCAACGTAAAGCGGAGGCCCGCTGACATGGCGCTGTCCACAGATCCGTCGAAGCGCGACAGCCAGATGGTTCGCCTGAAGGCGATGAAGGCCGGCATGAGCGAAGACCAGTACAAGGATTGGCTTCTGGCGCACTTCGGCGTGCGCTCGGCCACCGAGCTGTCAGCCAAGCAACGTCGCGAGGCGCATGCACGGCTGCACAAGCTGCTCGACTCGATGAAGCCGCAGGCCGCTGCTGGTGCATGGAACGAACCGCAGCTGCGCAAGCTGTCCGCGTTGTGGGCGCAGCTCGCGATGTGCGGCGCGGTGCGCGTGAACACGGCCGAAGCGTTGGAATCGTGGGCGACAGGTCGCATTCCGACGCTTGCCGCGCTGCGCTTCGCCCGAGCCGACCAGCTGCAGTATCTGATCGAAGCCGCGAAGAAATGGTTGCTTCGCGTGCAACCTGATGCCGAAACGACCGCATGAATACGCCGCCCCTCATCAACCGTGCTGCGCTGCCCGAGCTGCTGCGCGAACTCATCGACTGCGTTGGTGAGGCGGCTGCGTTCGCGCTGATCGACTGGCGCGGCGGCGCATATCTGTCGGTGCCCAAGCGAGTCGATCCGCAGCACATGCTGGTCGAGCACATTGGCCCAGTCGCGTTCGTCGCCCTGGTCGAGCGCTTCGGTGGCGAGACTGTCATGCTGCCGAAGAAGGACGCCGTGACGCGCCAGCAACGGCATCAGATCGTTCGCCAGCTCCGCATGGAACGGCTCACGGTCGACCAGATCGCGATCCGCACCGGGTACACAATGCGCCGCGTGTTCCAGATACTCGGCGAGCATCCCGCAGAACCGTCCAGCGGCGACCTGTTCGAGTGATCGCCGCCCCCTCCAGCCAGACCCTTTTCAAAAAGCGCTGAAACGTCATCAAAAACCGCTGATGACCTGTTGGACGACTCTACGGTCGTCCGACCCCGCCAACGGCTCCTAGGCCGTTTAAATCCGTCTCCCTCCCAGATCGCCACAGAGAACCATTTGCTTGTGAAATGGTTCACCATTTTTTCCTGTTCCGCGCCCCGCAGACTGCGAGGCATGGACACGACCACTTCTCCCCAAGCCAAGGGCCTCGCCAACTGGATCGAGGTGTTTCGCGCCGGCAACCATGTTGCAGCTGACGGGCGACCAATCAGCTTCTCGCGCGCCGATCTCGACCAGATGGTCGAGAATCACGCGCTTGGCGCAGCGCCCGCCGTGCTCGGTCATCCGAAGCACAACGATCCGGCCTATGCCTGGACGGCCGAGCTGAAGCGCGACGGCGATCTGCTGTTCGCGCGCTTCGAAGACATCAACCCGCAGTTCGAAGCCGGCGTCGAGTCCGGCGCGTACCGCAATCGTTCCGTGTCCGTGTTCAAGGACCAGCAGCGCGGCTGGCGCGTGCGCCATGTCGGCTGGCTCGGCGCAGTCGCACCTGCGATCGACGGCCTGCGGCCGGTCGAGTTCGCGGACGGCCAGGAGTTTTTCGAGTTCGCCGCGCCCGGTGTCACGCAGCTCGGTTGGGGGCTTGAAACGGCTGCCCGCCTGTTCCGTAGTGTTCGCGAATGGCTGATCGGCGACCGTGGCCAGGACGTGGCCGATGCCGTGGTGCCCAACTGGCAGATCGATTCCATCGAAGAAGCTGCGCGTGCGGCAAACGACGTTGAGCCCGTCGTCGCAGCTTCCGCTTTTTCTCACCCCGGAGGTAACGACGTGACCATCACGCAGCAAGACCTGGACCGTGCGCGCCAGGAAGCCATGACTCGGGGCCGCGAGGCCGCAACCGCTGAATTCAGCCAGCGCATCGCCGATGCCAACGCCCGTGCCGAAACCATCGAAGCCGAGCGCCGCGCCGAACGCATCTCGACGCAGATCGCTGGCTGGGTCAAGGAAGGCCGCGTGCTGCCCGCCGAACAGTCCGGCTTGGCCGAGTTCATGGCGCAGATTGAAGCCGGCGGCCAGTCGTTCGAATTCGCCGCCAGCAACGGCACCGTGAAGAAGACGCCCGCGCAGTGGTTCGCCGAGTTCATGTCGGCACGCGCGCCGGTCGTGAAGCTGGGCCAGCGCGACATCGGCGACGCACAGACCGATGCCACCGACCCGCAGGCGATCGCGAACGCGGCCACCGAGTTCATGAAGAGCCAGTCCGACAAGGGCATCACGGTGTCGTACGCCGACGCCGTGCTGCATGTCAGCAAGGGCTGACGCTCGCTGGAACGCCTTTTACCGACACCCTGACAGAGGATTCACATGCTGACCAACAAACGCATTCTGGTTGCGAACTACGTCGCATCCGCCGCGCTCGGCGCGCGTCTGCTCGCCGCATACGGCGACGCGGACGATCACGCAACGGCGCCGACCGGCGCGGCTGGCGAAAAACTGCTGGGCGCCACGACCGATGTTGGCGCGGCTGCGGGCGAGCGCATCGACGTCGTGCTGCTCGGCCCGACGCCGGTGGTGTACGGCGCGGCCGTCACGCGCGGCGACCGCATCAAGGCCGACGCCCAGGGCCGCGCCATCCCGGCCGCCGCAGGTGACGCATCGATCGGCGAAGCGCTGCTGAGCGGCGTCGTCGGCGACATCGGCTCGGTGCTCATCGGTCGCTGATCGCGACGATAACCGGCCACCCCTCGAATCACTCTATACCGGAGCTATCCATGCCCAGTCCGTTTCCGATCGATCCGCAGTTGACCGCCATTGCAGTGATCGTGCGCAACCAGGCGATGATCGCCGATCAAGTTCTGCCGCGCACGTCGCCGCTCGCGAAAACGCAGTTCGCATACCAGTACTACCCGCCGGCCCAACAGTTCACTGTTCCGGACACGAAGGTCGGCCGTCGCTCGCAGGTCAACCAGGTCGAGTTCAACGGCGAGCGCCTGCAGGCCGAAACCGAGGACTACGGCCTGGATCATCCGCTGCCGCAGACCGACATCGACAACGCGCCGAACAACACGAGTCTCGAAGCGCTCACGACCGAGATGCTGGCCGGCCTGATCCTGCTGGATCGCGAAATTCGTGTGTCCCGTACGGTCTTCGATCCGGCGACGTACAAGGGCAATGCGGAGAACGTCGCGGCAACCGATCGTTTCGACAACCCGAACAGCGATCCGCTGGAATTCCTGCTCGACGTGCTCGACCGCCCGATCATGCGCCCGAACGTCGCGGTGCTCGGTCAGTCGGAGTGGCGCGCGCTGCGCACGCATCCGGTGATCGCGAAGGCAGTTCACGGCAATGCTGGCGACAAGGGCGCGGCCACGCGCGAGCAGGTCGCCGAGCTGCTGGAAATTGACCAGATTCTGGTCGGTCGCGCTCGCGTGAACCTGTCGAAGCCGGGCCAGCAGGCCAAGATCGCGCCGGCCTGGAGCGGGGGCATGTCGCTGCTGTACCAGGACACCGCAGCGGCCAAGGTCGCGGGCGTGGTCGACGGCGCCAACGTGACGTTCGGCTTCACGGCCGAGTACGGCACGCGTATCGCGGGTGCCCAGTTCGACGACCGCATCGGCCTGCGTGGCGGTCGCCGCGTGCGTGTTGGCGAATCCGTCAAGGAAATCGTCTGCGCGCCGGAGCTGGGTTTCTTCCTGAAAGACGTCATCACGCCGGCATAACAACCGCGAGAGAGCGCCAGCGACCCCGGCCGACGTGGATGTGCGGCGTCGGCCGGGTGCAGGCAAGAGAGATCATGAGCGAGAAAACCTATGAAGTGCTGGAGCCCGTTCGGATTCATCGCAAGTCGCGTGCTGTGGGTGCGTTCGTTGATGCGCACCCCGATCACGTCCGCGACCTGGTGCGCAGCGGCGTGCTGCGCGAAGTCGGTGCCACAGGCGGAGATCGGACGGCCGGCAACGGTTCGCAGCTCGAAGCCGACACCAGTTCCGGCACCGCGATGGACGCTTCCCAGTCGAGCACGTCGGCTGGGAGTGAAGGTGCCCCGCAAGGTGGCGAAGGCACGAAAGAGCCGGTGAGCGAAGCCGCGAAAGGCCCCGTCGCTCCGCCCGCCACGAAGTCCGCGAAGACCAGCGCGACGCAGCCTGCTGCGAAGCGCGGTGCCGCCTCGAAGGGCCGCAAATGAGCGCGTACGCCACGCTGACCGAGTACGTGCAGGAGTTCGGCCTGGAAGAAACCAGCCAACTGCTGCGTGATGAGGAAAGCGAGCTGCTCACGCCCGAGCTGCTGCGCGAAGGCGTCGCCGGCGAGTACGCGCCCGATCGCACCGACGATGAGCGTGCTACGTGTGACCAGGCGATGGCCCGCCTGACTTCCATGCTGGCGCAGTCCAGCCGGTTCATGGATGGCTATCTGCGCGCCAATGTGCGGCTCCCGCTGGACCAGGCCGACATCGACCAGACGCCGCTAAAAACCTGCTGCCTGTCGCTCACGCGCTGTTCGCTGCAGGACGATCCGGACAACGCAACCGAGCAGCAGGAAAAGCGCTGCAAGTACTGGAACGATTGGCTGCGCGACGTTTCGACCGGCAAGGTGCGGCTGCTGCCGCCGCCCGCCGCGAGCGGCCGCCGCGTGCTGTGGGGCAAGGTGCCGAGCGCCTACAACTGGGATAGGTACGGGAAATGAACGGCGTTTCGGTGCAATGGGCATTCGACGACAGTTCGATCCGTCGTCACCTGGCTGCAATCGGTGGCGCGACGTTCGATCGTGTTCGCCAGGACATTGGCGAATACATGCTCGGTCAGATTCAGGATCGCTTCGACTATCAGCAGCTTTGGGACGGTTCGGCCATGCCGCAGTCGCGCGCGGCGACTGCGCGTGGTGGGAAGACGCTGATCGATACGACCCGGCTCTACAAGAGCTACGTCTATCGCCTGGTCAGCGGTGGGCTCGAAATCGGCAGCAACGTTGTGTATGCCCGCATCCAGCATGAAGGCGGCGATGCTGGTCGCGATCATTCGGTGCACATCGATGCCCGGCCTGTGCTTGGTGTTAACGAGCGCGACGCCAACGTGATCGGCGACATGCTGCTCGACGCGGTGAGGATGATGTGATGGCGCACGCACTGATGTCCACGGCGATTCTCGACGCGATGAAGGATGAAATCCGGGCGCGCATGGGATCGCAGTTCAAGACGGTCGAGGACTACGGCGGCCAGTTTGACGAAGAGGAAGTGTCGTCGAAGTCGTTTGTTGCACCGGCCGCTTTCACGACGTGCCTGGGATGGCGCAAGTCGCCAGCCAGTGGGAAGTACCTGGGCAGCAAGTACGTGTGGGAAGCGCGCTTCGCGGTCTTCATTGTCACGAAGAGTGCAACGCGGCCGCAGCGCATGCGCGACGCGATGGTCCGCGCCGAAGTGCTGTCACGCGTGTTCCAGTCATGGGTCTATCCGCAATGCACCGGTCGACCCGAAGGGCTGATGGCCGAGAACCTATACAACCGGAAGCTCGACGCCAAGGGGCTGACGGTCTGGATGGTTGCGTGGTGGCAGGAAGCCGAGTTCGAAGGCGTTCCGGCAACCGCCGATCTGCCGGAGCTGGAAGTGGTCGACATCACGAGCGATCCGACCATCGCGCCGCAGACCACGCCGGGCGAACTGCCCGATCTGATCGTCGAGCATGAAATCAAGGGAGTGAGATATGGCAGTGAAACCTAAGACCGGCGCAGGTGTCGCCGATGCAACCGGTGACGTGGCGACCGATTACGACGTTGCCGTGACGACGACCAGCTCGAAGAGCATGCCCGCGCCGCGTATGGGGCAGTTGATTACGGTTGTGGCCGGCCCTGGTCGCCACGTCGTCAACCGCGAGTTCGGCGGCGTCTACAGCGAGACCGATGCGATGCCGGCCACCGTCAACCCGCGCATCCTGCGGCTGCTGGACGATGAAGACCTGATCCGTCAGGCCGACGCGCAATAACGGGCCAAACGCACTTTCAACGACCATTTAAGGGACATTCGACATGCTGCCGAACCTGCTTTCCGTCAACTTTCTCGTGCCGTTCGTCGCACACAAATTCGATGCCAGCAAGGCGATTCGCGGCCTGGTCGGTATGCCGCGTAGCGTGCTGCTGATCGGGCAGGCCAATCCGCCTGCCGTTGTCGACCTCACGAAGCGCCATCGCATCACCAGCGAGTCCGACGCCATCGCGCTGCTCGGCGAAGGTTCGATGCTGCTCGCGATGTGGCGCATGGCGAAGAGCAACGCCGATCTGGGCATCCCGATCGACGTGGTGATCGTCGCCGACGACGCTACCGCGATCGCAGCAACGGGCAAGGCCACGATCACGATTGCCGGCGAACATTCGGCCGGCGAGCTGCCGCTGTATATCGGTGGCACTCGCGTACGCATCGGCGTCACCGTGAACGACACCGCGCAAACGGCCGCGCTGAAGATGGTCAACGCGATCAACGCGATTCCTGCTCTTCCGGTTACTGCGGCCGTCGGCGCTGCTGCTGGTGAAATCTCACTGACCTGCCGCTGGAAGGGAGCGACGGGCAACAGCATCGACATGCGCGGCACGTACTACGCCGACGACTCGGTGCCGCTCGGCGTCGGCCTGACGATCACGCCGTTCTCCGGTGGCGCGGTGAATCCGGACATCACGCCGGTCATTCCCGCCATCAAGGGGATCGCGCCGACCGAGTATGCGATGCCGTACACCGACAGCACGAACATGGGCATCCTGGAGGAAGAGCTGAATCGCCGCTGGGAGTTCGACAACATGAAGGACGGCCAGGCCGTGACCGTCGTACGCGGCACCGAAGGCGAAGTGTCCGCATGGCTGTCACCGCGCAACAGTCCGATGTGCCACACGATCTGCGTCACGCGCGACCTGACCAACCCGTGGGAAACCGCAGCGGCCGCAGCGGCCGCCATCGAGAGCCATTGCGCCACCGACCCGGCATTGCCGTTCACGGGCGTGGCGTTGACCGGCTACGTGGCTGCACGGCTGGAGGATGACTGGGAGGTCGAGCAGCGCAACAACATGCTCGTCGCGGGCGGCTCCGTGCTGGAGTCGATGGAAGACGGCACCGCGAACATCCTGCGCATGGTGACGAACTACACGAAGAACTCGGGCGGTGCCGATGACAAGAGCTGGCGCAATCTGAACTGGGTCAAGACGCTTTCGTACTTCCGCTGGTTCACCGTGAACGTGTTCCAGACGCGCTATCGCGGTTACAAGCTGGCGGAGTACATGGTCGACCCGATTCCCGGCCAGAAGATCATGACCGCCGCGCTGGGCACCGACATCATGCTCAACAACTATGAGCAGTTCATCTCGGCCGGCCTGTTCCAGAACATGGAGTACTACAAGCAGACGATGCAGGTCGAGGTCGACGGCACGAACGGCAAGCTGAAGATCATCGACCAGCCCGTGCTTGTCACGCAGCACTACCAGACGGAAATCACGAGCGAGTTCGTCGCCGGCCACGTCTGATCGGTCAGCGTTTTCCGCATTTTTCGATATTCAAGGGAGTGAAACATGGCTTGCGATAGCGAACTTTTCCGGGTGGACAGCTTCACCGTCGACGGCGAGGAATGGCCGTTCACCGACGACAGCGCGACGATCGAGGGCGCGGCTGGTTTCGAGCGTGACATCTCGCCATCCTCGAACGGCCAGGACTACACGACCCGTAAGCGCGTGCAGCGCCTCATCAAGATGAAGCTGCAGTTCACGGGAGCGAAGACGCCCGACGACGTCAGCAAGGTCTGCGAAGCCCAGATCGTGATGACGAACCTGCATACCGGTCGACGTGTGCGGGCCGGCAAGTGCTCGTTCATGAGCATGGGCGAGATCGGCACCGGGCCGGTCGACGTCCAGTTCGCGGTGCTCACGCCGTTCCAGTGGCTGTAACGATCCGCTGAAGTCTCACCTCGGAGGCAGGATTTTTCCTGCCTTCGGCGCATTCAGACCTACCATTTCTGAGATTCCCACCATGAACAAACAGGACATTCATGTCATCACGTTGGTCGACGGTCTGCGTTCGCAGGTCGGCGACAAAGAGGTGCGCTATCGCACCGTGCGCCTTCGCGAGACGACCGTTGCCGACGAGTATGTCGCGATGCAGTTGGCCGAGCGCGTCGTCGACGTGAAGGGCAAGCCGACGCTGTTGGTGTCGGACGATCTTTATCGCATCGCGCTGACGATGCGGCATTGCGAACGCTTCCAGTGCGCCGGCCTGGACGACATCCAGCTCGAGCTGCTGACGCTGGAAATGTTCGGGCGCCTGTCACCGCTCGACCTTGCGCGAATCGAAGAGCGCTGCGTGCTGGTGGATTTGGCCGCCCAGTATCGCCACGGCCTGATCACGAAGGATGCGTTCGATTCGATGCTCGCCGACTCGACCAATTCGGAGAGCGCCGGCCCGCGATCCGAGGGCCAGGCTGCAGAACTGGGAGACGCTGGCGCGGCAACTCAGTCTGGCCCTTCGATGCTCGCTGACTTCGCTGCGCGAGATGCCCAAGGTGCAGCTGATGGCGCAAGCCGCTGACCTGGAACGACTGCATAAGGCCCAGCGCGCTGAAGCGAGGAAGAGACGATGAGCAGCATGACTCTGCGGTACATCATCAACCTGACCGGCGATTTGAAGCGGCGCGCGGCCGAGAATGCGCGCGCCGTCGAGCAGGCCAGCAAGCGTCAGACGACCGCACTGACGAACACGGACAAGGCAGCGCAGAAGACCGAGAAGTCCATCGAGAAAATCGGTGCGAAGACCAACGCCAGCAAGGTCGACGCGGATGCGCGCAAGATGCAGTCCGGATTGAACAACGTGACGACCGCGGCGAATCGAACCACCGGGGCGCTCGGCAGCGTTACAGCGGCAACGCAGCGTGCCGACAGCGCACTCGCCCGGTTGGGCAGCTCGTCGTCGCTCGACCGAACGTTTCGCTACCTGGGGAGCGTGGCGCGCCGGATGAACGATATCCGCCGCGATGCCGATCGCATGGCGGCGGTGTTGGCGCGCGCCGGGCAGACGGCCGGCACGATTGCGGCCGGGACGGCTGCAGGTGGTGCAGCTGCTGTCGCTACGCTGAAACGTCCGGTCGAGTTCGACATGCGGCTGGCCAACATGGCCAACGTCGCGTATGGCGATCGCAACCTTGCTGGCCGAATGCTCGGCATGAAAGAGCTGGAAGCAACGATTAACGATGCTGTGCGACGCGGTGGCGGCACTCGTGACACAACTGCCGAAGCACTAAACAAGGTCATTTCTTCCGGCGTCGTCAAAATCGACGCGGCGAAGGCGATGCTGCCCGATCTGCAGCGCGGGGCGACCGCTGGAGACGCAGATGTCACTGATATCGGGAACATCGCGATTGCTGGCTTGCGCAACTACGGGCTTACCGAATCAAACATCGGTCAAGCGATTTCGAAGGCCGTTGTCGCGGGCCAGGAAGGCGGCTTCGAGCTGAAGGACATGGCACGTTGGCTTCCGGAACTCATGGCGGCATCGAGCGATAAGCTCGGCATGCGCGGTATGGGTGACTTCGAACGGCTCGTGTCATATGCACAGGCGTCGATGATGACCGCAGGCAGCACGGATGCTGCCGGAAACAACCTGAAGAACCTGATCCTCAAAATCAACTCGGCAGATACCGAGAAAGATTTTGCTCGCCTCGGTGTCAATTTACCGAAATCGCTCGCGCGTGCCCGTGAGCGGGGCATCGACGGTATTGCTGCGTTCGTTGATTTTTCTGAGCAGATCGCCGCCAAGGATAAGAGTTTCGTTTCGCTCCGCAATCGCGCAGCGTCCGAGCAAGGTGAACAGAAAAAGGCGACGCTTCAGGCGATGGCTTCGATTCTTCAGGGCTCTGCGATCGGCCAGGTAATTCAGGATCGCGAGGCACTGATGGCACTCGTCGGCGTCATGCAAAACAAGGCGTACGTGAAGGATGTATTGGGGAAGGTGCATGCCGATACCGGACAGGCTGTCGACTCGAACTTCGCTGGCATCTCGAATCGCGCAGGTTACAAAGCACAGCAAGTGGCCAACGAAGCCGACATGTCGCGTAGTCGCGTGTTCGAGCAGATCGATGGTCCGCTGAAGTCGGTGCTGACCAGCGCGACGCAACTGGCACAAGCATTCCCCGCCGTGACGACGGCGTTGACTGGTTTCGGCCAGGCTGTAGGCGTCGCAACGGCGGCCGGCGCTGGCGGCGCACTCGCCGCATTCCTGCTGAATCGTGGCCGCGCGGGTGCGCCAGGCGCGCCAGGTGGTGGCGGTCTCGGCGGTTTCGGGGCCGGCCCGGTGCCCGTCTATGTCGTGAACAAGGTTCCGGGCTGGACCGCGCCGACTCCCGGCGGCGGCGCTGCTGGCGCAGCCGCAGGAGGCGCAGCAGCGGCTGGCGCTGGGCGCGGGTTGATGAGCCGGCTCGGCGCGAGCGCCCCGTGGATGATCACGGCCGGCCTTGCCGCATATGACCTGCTGCCCACGCTGCTCGACAGCAGCAAGACGCCCACCGAGAAGGTGAACGCGGCCGGCCGTGCGGCCGCAGGCGTGGCAGGTGGCTGGGCCGGCGCTCAGGCCGGCGCGGCGCTCGGTGCATTCGGTGGTCCGTTCGCGCCCGTTACGGTGCCGCTCGGCGGTGCGATCGGTGGCGCGGTGGGCTACTTGGGCGCCACGTGGGCCGGGGACACTCTGTCGCGGATGAACATGCTGCCGTCGCAACGGGCCGGCTTGCTGTCCAGCGCGTCGGGTGGCCAGGTGCAGGTGCCGCAGGACATGCAGGACCGTCTGAGCATTCTGCGAACCACGCCCGCGTACATGACGAATCCGCTGATGCAGCCGACTGCCGGTCTGGACATGCTGAAGCGCATGCAGTCCGAGCCGCAGCGCGTCGAAATCGGCAACGGCCTGCTCGGCATCAACATCTCGGTTCACGACGATCGCGTGTTGACCAGCACGCAGGTGCTGCAACAACCGAGCGCGCTGCGGCTCGATCCGGGCGCGACGAATCCTGGAGGAACGAACTGATGGCGATCATCGACGACAAGGGCCGTTCCGACTGGCTCAGCCAGCTTCGCACCGCGTCGTGGCGCGACGTGCCGTTCCAGGTTGATTCGATCGAATGGTCGGCCGGCGAGAACACGGTGCTGCGGGAATACCCGTTCCAGGACTTGCCGACCGTCTTTTCGATGGGCGCGGGCGCTGACGAAATCAAGTTCTCCGCGTACGTGATCGGTGACGACTACCTCGACCAGCTCGACAAGCTGCGGGCCGTCCTGAAAGGCGATGGCGTGCTGATCCACCCCACGGCCGGCAGCATGCGCTGCTGGCTGCACGGCAAATACACGGTTCGCGAGGCACCGACCAGCATGGGCGGCGTCGCGCGCCTCGACCTGACGTTCGTTCGCGCCGAGGCACGCCGATATCCGGCAGGCGCGACCAGCACGTCGGACCAGGTGGCGAGCGCGGCGGACACGGCCGAGAAGTCGCTCATCGACTCGCTCGCCGCGAATTTCAGTCTGTCGGACCTCGCCGGGTGGGCGCACGACAACGTGCTCGACCGGATGCGCTCGGGCCTCGATGTGCTGTGGGACGGGATTTCCTACGTGAATCGGGCATTCGACACGTACAACTCGCTGGTGAGCCAGTACGTGACGTTTCCGCTGACCGAGCTGGCCGCGATTCCTGGTCAGCTCGGCAGTCGAATCGCCGATCTGCTCGCGATCCCGGAAACGCTCACGTCCAACCAGGCATGGGATGCGTTCTCTGCCGCGCGGAATCTCTGGAAGGCGCCGTCGACGAGCAGCCTGACGGTCGACGCCGGCAGCGCGCCGCAGGCCATCGCCCCGTCGATTGCAGCAGCGTACGCATCAGCTGGCTTCGTGCCGAACAACAACCAGGCGAAGCTCGCCGAAGCATTCACGCCCGATCCCAGCCCGTACGAGACGGCCACGCGCACGCAGGTCGCGCAGGCGCTGAAGACGCTGGAAGGCTTCTTCAATGGCGTGGTGACGATCATGGCCGTGCGCGCCGTCGCGCAGATCGAGCTGGAGAACTATGACCAGGCGGTCGCGCTGCGCTCGGACCTGAACCAGCAGATCAACGAACTGCTGATCGCGAGCGCGGCCGAGCCGGTCGGTGGCGTCGGCGATGTCACCACGCACGACGCGCTGGTCGCCCTGCAGACCGCTGTTCTGACCGATCTGCAGTCGCGGTCGCGCGACCTTGCGCGCTTGACCACGTACACGCCGGAATCGTGGCAACCGGCGATCTACATCAGCTATCGCATGTTCGGCACCGTGAGCTGGGCCGACGAAATCCTTGCGATGAACCCGTCTATCCGTCACCCGCTGCTCGTGCCACCTGGTATCGCGCTGCGCGTCATCAAGCACGACTGACCCCTATGGCCGAGAAATTCACCAAAGACGACGCCAAGATTTTCGTGACCGTCAACGGCCGCGATTACCAGGGCTGGCTTACCTCTTCCGTCGAGCGCTCGCTCGAAACGCTCGCGAGCCGCTTCTCTATCCCGGTGTCGCTCATTCCGGGCAACCCGCCAGACATCAAGCGCCAGGACACGATCCGCGTGCGTATCAACGACACGCTCGTGCTGAGTGGCGTCGTGCTCGCGGCCGAGCCCTTCTATCGCCGCGACGATTGCGGCATGAAGATCGAGGGGCGCAGCCACAGCGGCGATCTGGTGTCGTGCTCGGCGATCCACCAGGGAGGCCAGTGGCGCAACGCTCGGCTCGACACCATCGCGCGCGACATCTGCAAACCGTTCGGCATCGAGGTGAAGGTCGAAACCGACATCGGCGAGCCGATCCAGGATTTCAAGATTCAGCACGGCGAGAAGGCGGTCGCGGTGCTGGCGCGCGCGGCGCGGCTCCGTGGCGTGTTGGTCACGACGGATGCCGAGGGGCGTGTCGTCATCACGCGGGCCGGGCTAAAGAAGAGCCACGGCTCCATCGTGCGCGGCGTCAACGTCATCAGCATGGAGAGCGTTGGCACGGATGCCGATCGGTTCTCGGACTACTTCTGCTACGGGCAAAGCAATGTCGTCCACAAGAAAAGCCTGATCGAGCTGGAGGTTGGCGGCAGCATCGGTGATGTGCACAAGGCATTCAGCCGCGCGACCCAGCAGAAGGCGCAGGCGCGCGACCCCGAAATGAAGCGGTATTTGCCCCTGGTCATCAATGCGGACGGGAACAACGCGCCGGCCGACATGCATCGGTTGGTCGATCACACGATGCGCGTGCGGCGCGGCATGGCCTACGGTCTGAAATACGTTGTCGAGGGCTGGACGTGGAAGGGCTTGCCGTGGGAGGTCAATACGCGGGTGCCGATCTATGACGACATCGCCGGCCTGGACGGAACCGAGTGGCTGATCTGCGAGGCCAAGGCGACCGTCGACGTTCGTGAAGGTGACGTGACCGAGCTGGTCGTGCGCCCGGTCGAGTCGTACGACACGGTGCCGTTGAAAACGAAGCTGAAGCACGGCAAGGCAAAGAACAAGCGCGGCAAGGATGGTGCCGTGCTCGAAGTGACTGGAGCAAACTGATGGATCTGTTGAATCTGCTGCGGCGGGCACTGTTTCGCAATCTCCGCGAAGGCCCGGTGCAGACCGTGAGCGTTCGCGTGTTCGATACGAATGCGCGCGACGATGCAGAGCGGCACCAGGATTACGGTTTCGCCGGCAATCCGGTCGACGGCCAAGGGATCGTGATCGAGGCCGGCGGCCACACTGTCGTGCTGCGCATGGATCGTATTGACAGCCGCCCGCGCCTCGAAGCGTACGAGGTCGCCGTATGGCACAAGGATGGCCACAAGATTTTGCTGAGCGACAACGGCAAGATTTCAGTGACCTGCACCGATTTCGACGTCACCGCTGACAACATCACGCTGAACGGCAAGAACGGCGTGGCCGTCACGACGCCGAAGATGTCGACGAGCGAAGCGCTGCAGGTCGGCACCCGCGCCGAGATCGGCGAGTCGATGAAGATCGGCAACCAGGAGTTCGTCGACCACCAACATGATGCCGTGCAACGCGGCAACGATCTGTCCGGAGGCGTCGCTGGCTGACGCAAAACGGTCGATTATGAAATGCTTCACAACGATTTAAACCCGCTTTAAACCGATCATGAGGGCCTACAGACGCAGGCCATCATGATCGACATCCTGACCACCGCCCGAGCATCAGCAGACACCGGCATCCCGTTTGACTGGAGCGTGATTGCAGCTGGCCGCGTCAACGGCGCCGCGTGGCATGACTTCACCAATCCTTGCGCTGCGCCCGCCCACTTCGTTGAGGCGCTGGAGGTGCGCGCGCTGGAAATGGACGACTCGCTTTGCACGGCGGTCATCCTGTCTCTGTTCTCCGATCGGCGTGCTGACGCCGACACCATCCTGCCTCACAACCAGACCGACCGGCGCGGCTGGTGCGGCGACGAGTTCGTCAACGCCAGCACCGACGCCCCGCGCGACGTTACCGACCAGTGGGGATCGCACCTGTGGCTCTGCTACGTGACGAAGAGCACGGTCGACGTCCTGGAACGTGCGCGATTCGCGGCATACGAGTCACTGCAGTGGATGTTACGCACGGAAATCGCCAGCCGGCTCGAAGTCGATGCGAGCTGGTCGGGCGAGAACGCCGACCGCCTCGCGTTGCGCCCGCGTATCTGGCAATCCGACTCGACCCGCCCCGTATACGACGTGCTCTGGGGCACAACCCTGCGGAAAACATCATGAGCACGCCCATCCAAGTCACTATTCCCTCCATCCAGGAGGCGAAGGACAACGCCCGCCGTCAGCTCCAGCAGGCGCTGGTCGACGCGGCGTTGTCGGCCGGCACGACCTTGACCGCCGCCGACATCGAGCTGGCGCGATCGAACGTCGAGGCGATGGCATTCGTCCAGGGCGTCGGCGTGCATGGCGCCTATCGATATCTGCGTGATTTCGTTGCGAAGCAAGCGATCCCGACCAAGGCCGTCGACGAGTATCTCGACGACTGGCTGACTGCGTACGGCATCCCGCGTAAGGAAGCGAGCGTGTCACAGGGCGCGCTGGTTGGCTCGGGCGACGTCGGGCAAATCCTGAAGGCCGGCACGGCGCTGCAAAGCGATACCGGACTCGAATTCACGGTGCTCGTCGACGCTGTGGTCGCGGCCGACAAGACGCTGGCCCCAACCGTGGTTTGTACGACGCCAGGCGCGGCCGGCAATCTCGCGGCCGGCGCTGCGCTGTCGCTCATCGCGACGGTCGACGGGATCGACGCGGACTTCAGGGTCGGTGCGAACGGACTGAGCGGCGGCACAGAGCGGGAGACGGACCCCGAGGCGGTTTATCGGTTGAGCCAGCGTCTGGCGAATCCGCCGCGCGGAAGCGCGCCGACCGATTACGAGCGCTGGGCATTGTCCGTTCCGGGCATCACGCGCGCGTGGGGTGTTCGCACGCCTGGTGGCCCCGGCTCGGCCGGCGTCATCATCATGGCCGACAACAACGAATACGGCCTGCCGACCGCTGCCCAGCGTGATGCCGTCTATGCCTACATCCGCGACTCGCGGCGCGGGCCGCCCGACGAGCTGTTCGTGATCATTCCGGAACCTGTCTTCGTCGACGTCGTGCTGCAGATCGATCCCGACACGCTGGCCGTGCGGCAAGCGGTGACGCTGGAGCTGAAAGACCTGTTCTTTCGCGAGGCTACGCCGGCCGGTCGAATCGTTCACTCCCACCTGACCGAAGCCGTGTCCGCTGCGCCTGGCGAGTTCGATCACAAGTTCATTTCGCCGGTTGTGACATCGGGCGGGTTCCTTGTCGCAGGCACGAACCAGATTCTCGTGCTGCGTTCCGTCGCCTTCCAGGAGTGACCGTGGATCGCTTCTGGCAAGCCCTGACGCATCTACTGCCCCCTGGCTTTGCGTTTCCGCGCAATCGGCGCTCGGCCGTCATGGCGTGGCTTGGCGCGTGGGCAGCGGTGCTTCGCGAGCATCACGATTTCGTCGACCGTGCGATCCGACAGTGGATGCCGCATCGCACCTGTTCCCGCCTGGAGGAATGGGAGGAAGCGCTTGGCCTTCCGGATTCGTGCGTCGCGCGCGAGCTGGACGAAGAGGAACGACGCACGGCCATGCTGGCGCGCTTGCGCGGCGACCTCGACCTGACGTTCGCGGACAGCTCGGCCGACAGCATCGGTGCGATGACGAACTACCTCGCGGCGGCCGGCTACGAGTGCGAAATCTGGGTGAATTACCCGTTCCGGGTCGGCCAGAACCGGGTCGGCGACCGGCTCGGCCGCAACGGCATTTTGTATGTGTACCCGGTTGGACTGTGCCGCAAGGCACGTGTCGGCAAGGCCCGCGTCGGCGATCGCCTGGTCGCTTGCCAGCCGGAGGTGGACGACCTGTATTGCCTGCTCAAGCGGATCGTCCCGTCACGCTTTGAAATCGAACTTGTCCCGGACATCGACTGATGGATTACACGAAGAGCAACAGCTATTCGATTGCCGACAACGGCAATCGGATGCATGACGACCGCAAGCCCGTCCCAACTGCAGTTGAGGACACGGACATGAACATGGTGATCTGGAGCCTGATGCAGGTCATCAAGGCCGCAGCGCTGGAAGGTAAGTCGTTTGACCCGGCGTCGGAGGAAACCTACGGCGTGTTCCTGAATGCGCTGAAGCAGCTGTTTCCGCTTCGCGAAGACATGACAGGCGCGGTTCGCTATTACGCGGCGGTGCCGGCCCAGCGGGCCGAGCCGGTGATCTATGTGCCCGCATTCGGCCTGATGGAATGGCTTGCCGATCGGAACTATTACCGATCACTCGATTGTGGCCAGCTCGTGTTGAGCGGATCGGCCGCGCGGCGCGGAACAGTGGCGGCCGACGGCTCGGCCAAGTCGAAGACCGATCTGCGCGGACTGTACGACTGGGCGGGTGAGAACGGGCTCATCGTCGCGGCCGCCAACTGGTCACCTGGTGTCTACGCGTTCTGCGACATCGACGCCAATCAGTTCCGGTTGCCGGACGTCCGTGGTGAAGGGCTACGTCTGTGGGACAACGGCCGCGGCGTCGACCAGGCACGCACTCTTGGCTCTTGGCAAGGCGGTGCCATCGAGTCTCACGGGCACGCGGCAAACAGCGGTGACGCGGGCGCGGTTGCGGATCGTCGAACTGGCTCCGGTGGCGGCCACAACCACAATAACGGCATTTTCACGCGCCTGTTGAGGGCGCCCTACGTAGGTTCGATCACAGGCAGCGACACCACAAACAGCGGAGACGAGCAGGCCGTTGGGGGTGGTGATTCGGCTGACATTGCGGCGGTCGGAGATCACGACCACCTCATTCCGGGCGTAGGACCACACCGTCACGACATCTCGATCTCCGCGACCGGCGGCAACGAAACGCGGATGCGCAACGTCGCCGTCGCAGCGCTCATCAAAATCTGAGGCACGCATGGATTACACCACCAGTCCCGACTACGGCGTCGCTGCGAACGGCCAGCGACTGCATCAGGACGCGAAAAGCCCAGCGACGGTTATCAGCCGACGCGATTTGAACATGCTGATCTGGTCGCTGATGGAGGTGCTGAAAGCTGCCGGCATCAGCGGCAAGGAGTTCAGCCCTGGCGATCCCGACTCCTATCAGCGCTTCCTGCGCTCGCTTCGCCGGCTGTTCGCCGATGCACCGGCCACAGCCGCTGCAATCGAGGCGCTGACCGATGGGCAGGTCGCGGGCCTGATCGGCTTTCCGACGCGCGCCGAAATGGACGCCAATCTGGCGTATCCCGACAACACTATCGCCTTGGTTACGAACGACGCCGATCCCGCGAACAACTCGTATTTTCGCAAGGTCGGCGAAAGCGGCACCGGTAGTTGGGTCATGTCGGACTACCCGTCACAGGCCACGATCGAGGATTTGCAGAATCGGCTGGCGACAGCCGAGAGTCAAACAGTCGTGCTGCAGGTCGCGGACGTCGACGGCTTTGTGTTTGTGCAGATGTTGCAAGACGGAACGCTGGAGACGCCGGGACTGCGCCTTGGCCCGCGCGTACTGGCCAATGACACCTTTGGAATGGAGTCCGGCACCGAAGCTGCGTTGCGTATGGTCGACGCGGATGGTTTCTGGATCGACGTTGTTGGCGATGACGGCAAACTGCCTGGTGCACTAGAAACCGGGCGGGCTGACGGCGTGCGGGTAGTCGACTCGGAGGGCTTCTATGTCGAATTGCTTGACCCGGCTGGCAATGCGATCGGACATGGACGTGTCGACCGAGACAACGAAGTGTACGGTGCACGCAACAGCCGAAATCTGGCGTTGAGCGCGGCCGTGAAGTCCACGCTCAATTCGATTGTTTGCCCGTGGGCATGGGATTACAACCACATCGCCTTTTACGGCCAGAGTCTCGAGGCGTCGTACGAGACATGGCCCGCGCTGTCGCGCGTGAGTCGATACGCAAGCAATGTCATGGTTGGTGGCTCTGTTCGGCCCGTCACGGATACCGGTGCTTTTGACCCGGTGGGGGGCAATCCAGCGTTCCAGCCGCTCATTGCCGTTGTTCAAGATGAGTCGACCGGCGCATTGTTGTCGGATGCCCAGGTCGCAGCGCTGCCGCGTGGAAATATGGCCCGTGGGGAGTCGCCGGCCGTGGGTGCCGTCAATTTTGCGAAGCGCTTGCACAATCAGCGTGTCGGCAAGCTGGACGATGCCAGCCGGTACTTCGTCGCGACGTCTTCTGGTGTTGGCGGCCGTACCATCGAGGCGCTTTCGAAAGGCGCAGAACCGGATCTGTGGCGGCGCCTGGTCGGTGCCGTCCAGCTGGCGCGTGACAATGCGACGGCCGCTGGCAAGACCTACGGGATCGGCGCATTCGTCTGGATTCAAGGCGAGTGGAACTACGATCCGGCTATCGGGGGGGACACGACGAAAGAGGGCTACAAAGCAAAGCTGGCGCAACTCCGAAGAGATTTCCAAGCCGATTGCGTGGCCGGGATCGCTGCTCAGAATGTGCAGCCTACGTTCATTACGTATCAGACTGGCGCTGGCTATACCCGCGACGAAAATGACCTTGCCATCGGTATGGCCCAATGGGAGTTCAGTCTGGAGAATCCAGGGTGCTATCTCGCTACGCCCGTGTATCCATTCACCGATAAGAACGGCCATCTGGACTCAAACGGATCGCGCTGGTTCGGGCTCCAGCTCGGAAAGGTCATGCATCGGATCGTCGAGATGCGGCAAGACTGGCGGCCGCTATCTCCGCGTCGTGCGATCGTAACTGGCCGCGTCGTCTCGATCGATTTCCACGTTCCGGAGCCACCTCTGCGATTTTCCCTCCCGTACGTGGTGTCGGCGGCACAGGACTATGCAGACAAAGGCTTCACCGTGCTCGACGACAACGGTCGCGTGCCGATTTCGGAGGCGCGCATCGTACTCGACACTATCGTGGAACTCGTATGCACCCGCGATTTCGTCGGGCAGGTCAAGGTTCGCTACGCCGACAAGACTTATCACTGGGGCAACGGATGCTTGTGCGACTCCGATGCGACGATTGCCCCTGACAACTACGAGTACGAGGCCGGACGTGGCTTCTATCCCGAAGCCAACGTGCAGGCGCTTGTCGGCAAGCCATACCCGCTGAGCAACTGGTGTGTCGCATTCAGCATCACGCCTGATACAACCTACTAACGAACTGATCGAGGTACAAATGGGCATTCTTCTTCGTGACGACCAAGCATCCTACCGAGCCAACGCTAAAGGGATGATTTTTCCAATTTCGGACGCTGGCCTTGAGTTCGTCGGCGTATTCGGGGGCGATCTGACGGCGAGCAGCCGAAATTTCGCGGCCAACAAGCCGGCACTCGCTCCAGTCGGATCGCCGACCGTGAACGAGGACAGCATCGTCCTGACTGGTTCCAGCGCATTTCTGCAGACCGAGATGGCCGACTCGATCGACCTGACGTTTATCGCGATCGCTCGGCCGCTGGAAATGGTAGGCCACGTGCTCATCTCGAACTATCGATCGGTGTCCCTTGCCCATTCCGGCACGACGATCGGTGCGAGCTTGTATACCGTGCCCGAACCGGGGCCTGACAACGATGGGCTGAAGACCGTCGTTTTCGAGCGAGCAGTGACGGACGGGAACGCGTCAATTTTCGCGGGCGTGAGCCTCGAAAACGATCAGGGACTTGGTGTCTACCAGTTCCTCTGTGGGCGGTTCGACTCGTCGGCCAAGGCGCATCGTGTGAACAACCTCACGACCGGCCATTCATTCACATCGGGTCCGGAACCCCGCGCCCTCGATCTCGGCGGAACCTTTCGCATTGGAGCGGGCTACGCTGCCGGCGAGTGGGAAGGCAAGTCTGAGTTTGTCTCTGCGATCGGGATGTCCCGCTGCATTACCGATCATGAGCTGACGACCCTGTACCAGTTCTGGAAAGGGTACTGCTCGCGGCGAGGGATCGTGATCTGAGTTTTGGGGCCCCTCAAACTGGTTTTGAGGGTGCTTCAAAGCGGTGTTGCAGGCCGGTTGGAGGTTTCCCCCCCGGCCGGTTGTCTTTCCGGGATTTTTCCCCGGAAATTGCTGGGTCAAATTAAACGTCGGCGCGGGTCAAATTAAACGGCGCGCTACT